CCCCGCCGATCGGCGGGTTTTGGTTACTGGCTCAAAACCAGAACGGCAAAGGCCCAAGCTGCAATCGGAATGCCGATTGCCAGAACGACGAGCCGCCACCCCCGTGGCGGCGGATCATCAGCCCATACATATTGGTTATGCGGGTCGTGAATGTTCAAGTGTTCTTTGTCCATTATCGCAACCTCTCAAAAATGACCAAATCACTATAATAACCCCAGACCCCGAGACCGTCCTCATAAAAGGCGTCAACTTTTACATAGTCCGTGCCCCAGTACCCATGGACTTCCACGGAGTTGGCCGAACAATGAACCCAGATTGACGGGCCACCACCCGCGACCATCAATTGAACTTCGATCAATTCCCCGCTGCTATTCAACAGATACCGCTCGTCGTAAACATTGTTTGAGATCCAGTCACTATCATGGACATAATCACCTACTTCATAGCCATACGGATCATCTACATCTACCCACTCGTCCTTGTTCTTTTCGGTTATCTCAATCCCGTCGCAAACATCATTCAAAATAGATCTGCACATTCTACGCAAATCGTCGGCTGTCGTGTCTTTTACTAATTCCATAATTGTCACCTATCAGTTAAGTTGAACCCTAATACTAACACATACTTATCACATATCAACCCCTCCCCCCATCCCTAGCGGGATCATTTCATTTGGGGGGAG